TTGTACATACACACTGCGACTGTATCACATGGCATTAGCAGCTGGATACCTCCCAGACAAGCTTGATGGCCCCTATAGCCCTGCAGCATCTGAACAGATAGATTATAACGGGAGCTACACTAGAGAGAAACTATCGGAATCTCTCATTGTCTTGCCAATGCCACAAGTGACTCTAGATGAGAGGGCTTACCACACTGTGAAGGGCCCTCTTGATGTGTACAGAGGGAGTGCGACAAAAGACAGTGTCCCTACTCTCAAGCTGGTAAATCTAGTAGGAAGGAGCGAGGGAGAAGGAGTTAGACATTTGTTGAAACTCTGGGGGTGGATGAAAACACTTGGAGCTTCTGATGATGTGCTTGAGGCGTTGAGTCTGATTCTGAGTTCTAAAGTACCTGGTGTGGCTCAGGAACTCATGGATGTGCAACCTTCTGGGGGATCAGGAAGCTATAAGCACAGGTTCAAGACGGAGATAGAAGACAAAGGATCCTACTTGAGCACGCAAAGCGCAGTATCAACATACGTGAAGATATCTTCCAATTATTTATTGTCTTTCATAGAGGGATCTACCGATTACATGATTTTCTTCCAGAAACTTCGCAATTATGTGATATTTGAGCTAGCAATTAGTCTTCCACCTCCTACTCAATTCAATGTGAGGATTAAAAAGGAGTGTTGCACGTTAGCCTTAGAGGACCCAGTATTTTACCTAGATTCTCCAATTTCAGAGCATCTGCTAGTGTATCCGATCGATTTCGTCATCTCCCCTGAAATGGAAAGAGCAATGAGGAGAGAAATAGAACACCAGAAGTCATTTGATATGACTGGGTTCCCTGTTGGGATTGAACCTGAAGATGGAGTGTGTGCTTTTGTTGCTAACCAACTCGGTAATCAATTATTTCAGCATGAGAGAGGTTTGAGCCAGTCTGGTGATAAAGTCACAGGCTCGAGTAGATTCACCACGCAATACAATACAACATTATTCAAGATCACAGATCTCAAGCGATTGCTTTTACACATAGGTGTCATGATGGCCTTAAGGGGATTCTTTGGATGTAGGCAAAGACTTGAAGCCCTCAAAAAGACATTGCAAGAAGTGATTTCTCACCCAGTGGTCCCAGTCGACATTGCTCCATACACA